TACATGATTATTTGTCAAAAACATGGCCCATGCACCCGCTGGCTCGCCACGGGGCCGCGGCGCGAAAATCGCGGATTTTGGCGCGAAAACTGCGAAATTTGACCCGATAGCCGGGGGACCCGACGCAATTAAAAAAGCCCGGCAAACGCGGACCGCGAACGCCTGCCGGTGGATCTGGCGACACCCAGCGCGGGCCGCGGATCCCCGCCAAACTGCAGCGCGAACCGCACCCGCTGCCGGTAGGTTTGGGCCGCGGATCCGGAGAAATTCGCGCCGACCGGCGCAAAAAAGGACCGCGAACTGGACGGTTCGAACCGATCCCCACGGCCCGCGGATCCCGCCGGTAGGTTTAAGGCGCAAAGAGGGCGGAGGGCGGGCGCAAGTTTTAAACACAAATAAAAAGGCCCGCTCAAGGCGGGCCAAGTATCAATTGGGATCAATTGGCGGTTAAATTAAAACGCCTCATTTCTGATTGCGCGGCGTTGTTCATCGTAAAGTTCGACCCAACGCTGGCAAGCTTTGATGGCGGCGTCGGGCGTTTGGGCGTTCGCTTCGCTTATGCGTTCCAAAATTTCCCCGTCGTCCCAACATTCAACTAAAACATCCCAGCCGTTGCTGTTATAGTTTTCCACCGCGTGGCGTTTCACCGTTTCGATTAAATCTTTCATTTGTTCACCTCATAAAGAAAAGGGCGGGATTGCCCCGCCCCATTCATCGCATATTGTCCCACAAGGGTCAAGAATGTGTGTATCCGTCCCGTTCGATGCAAAGCCACATGCCGCGCCACTGCAGGACGATAGCGCCGTCCATGCCTATTGTAGGCTGAACGCGGGCCAGCATTTCCGCCAGATCGGACGCCCCGTCGCTGTTCTGACAATACTTTTGCAAAACCGCTCCGAACTGTTCACGATTTACGGTATCGGCAAACGTGCCATATTCGCGGTCCATATTCATCAATACAGCTCCAATTTGATTGAACTGTTTTTCAAAATAGAATTAAGGATTTCGCGGATTTCATCCTCATGGTCCCACAAGTCAATGTCCAACCCGCTGGTATCCAAGTCGGCGATATTGTTATTCACTTCCTGCATAACATCGAAGTCAAAAAGCGCATTGTCAACAAGCGTAGCAACGTGCGTTTCCATTAATTCAAAAAGCACGTTGCCCGCCTGCCGCGCACGTTCCTCATATACTTCTAAGCTTTTGCGCAAGCTTTCGTTCTCGCGCTCTAGTTCATCATTTGAGCGGAGCGGTTGCAGGTTTAAAGTTTTCGCGTTTTCCATTGTGTACCTCATAAATAGAAAAAGGGGCGGGATTGCCCCGCCCCCATATAAACGCATATATGCGCTTATGTAAAACAAAAAGTTTTATGCGGCAATGCGCTGCCACTCACGGTCGGATAAATTCAAAAGCTTTCCGCCCCGCTGTTGCCACATGTCCGCTTCGTCCGCGTCGCAAGTATTGCCAACAGCCGTCAAGGCATTGACCAGCGTTGCACGTGTGATCGGTTGCGCGGCGTTGTTATATCCATCTTGACGCAGGGTTTGCATCAAACCGTTTAGGACGTCGGAATTTTCTTTTTTCGTCAATTTCAAGATTGATCCGACGCGCTCCGGAATTTCTGTAAATTCGCCCTCTACTACATCGCCGTGCGCGGCCCGCATTTTGTCGAGAATTTGGTCAAAGCTTTCACGGCTGGCATATGCCCCCGCCAAGTCGCGCAATTTAAGTGCAAGCGCTTTATTGTCCGCGTCTTTTGCCTCATTGCTCAAAAGTCCATAGTCGGCGCTATCCCGTGCGCTGGTTATATGACTTGAACGCGTTCTGTTTTCGGTTTGCATACCGTTCAAACAAGCCAGCGTCCAATAAACTTGGTAAACGTTTACGGAACCCGCCCCAACTTCTGAATTAGAAAAGCCAATCCCGTTTGCCATATGATCCCCAACCGCGGCCTCGCCGGTTTGGACTTCGCTTTTTAACCGCATATACAAGCGCTTTTCGGTCACGGTCGAATTAACGATTTTCCATTGCGCATCGCTTTCAATCAATTGAGGCAATGCCGCTTCTAAAAGGTCCGCATTGTCAAAAGTTTTGAATTTGTCAGAAACAAACGCCCGCGCCGTTCCGGACGTTTCGTCACCGTCTAAAAAGGTCCGGACCATGCGGTTGGCCGGTTCGCGCTGCCAACGCGCATTTATAAGGGCGTCATATTCGACCGGATAATTTTCCTGCAACCGGCGGGCCGTCCTTGTATCAATTTCGGCGGCGGCGGCAATCTGCCCTTGCGCGTGGGAATTAATGTTCAAAATGCGGGTTGGTTCCCCGCCCCTTGCTTCAATAACGATTTTCGCGTTTCCGTCCGCGTCCGTTGTTTTTTGCAAGTTCACTGTTGATGTCACAAAGTCTTCTTTTCTGTTTTTTTGTTCCAGTACAGTTTGCAAAAGCTTTTGAAGCGTTCCAGTTTCGTTTTCCAAGTTCAACATTTTTAACCTCATAAAAAAGGGCGGAATTGCCCGCCCCTATTCTCTTATATTATCGCATATTATGCAAGCTTTAATTTTTAAGGGATTTTTTTTAAACTTCCGCCAATCCTTGCATATCTTTGCGGCAAACCGTTTTCATCCGGTTCAATAATTCTCGAATAGTAAATTTCATTACTACGCCAATCAAAACAAGTAACCGGAACGCCGTGCTTCACTTTACCGTGAAAAACAGAAAGCGAAAAACAATCTGGCGAAACGTTTTTTAAATCGTCCGCGGTAATCAAACGTAACCAAGGTCCAAATTCGGTTTGGATAACTTCCACATAGTCCAATCTTTCCGACCAATCTTTTCCGGCTTGGTTTATCATTGCCCTATATCCCCCGCCACATGATGGCGAATAATTGACCGCGGAGGCAAACCAGAAACAAAACGCTTTAGTTTTTCCGCGTCCGTTTCATCTTGTGCCGTTTCGCTTGTTTCGTTCCACCAAATGCGACAATTTCCTTGAGCACCATAACAACCGCCTTGAACGTTTTTATCCGCCGCCTTGCGTTTATTCGGACCATGCGCGGTAAATCCTACAATAAAATCGCGGTCCATGCGGGCACAAAGGGGCAAACCATTGCCGCAACTATTGCAAGAACGGTTTTGATATTCGGCAGGGCAACGCACAATTGTTTTACCGTGTGGCGCGGCGGTTTTTCGCCCGTACCAAAAAGTTTCGGGTACTACTACAACGGACGGAACGCCAGCGCGGCAATGTTTCGTCGCATGTTCTGGCGTATCGGTCGAAAAATTTATGACGGTTTTATTTACCGCCCGCATTTTTTGCGCCCAAAATTGAGGGTTAAAATGCGAATAGGTAAACGATAAACCCCGCGACGGTTTGGCATGTAGCAACGCGTCCAGATATTCTTGATCAATTTCGCTTGCACCTTTGCCGCTATCGTTAAGCTTGCAAGTGCTGGGGCATGTTCCAAACATATCATTTTTGCCCGCCCGATATGTTACGGCTATTCCTTTGGTTTTCTTTGCCCGTGATATTTCAACAGTTTTTAGCATTGTTTAACCCTCATATAAGATATGTCGCATATCCTACCAAATAAAAAACCCCGCGTCAATGCGGGGCCTTTTCTATCGTCTACGTCGCCTTTTTGGCTTGCTGGCGCGTCGGGACAATTCGTCATAATCCGCGCCATAGATTAAACGTCCAATCCAATTCAATAAAAACATAGCGCCTCCTAGACTGCTGCACCTAAGAGAATATGCGATCATGTGGGACATATCAAGCCGAAAATGTCATCCCACAAAAATTTCTTTTCGTGCATCAATCGCGGTTCAGTTTTTAAGCCGTCCGCTTTTAAATCCAAAGCTTGGCTTGCATGGAACAAAAATAAATATGGCGACGCGTCCGGTTTGCTTTGCTTTTTGACCAGCGTCCAAGTGCTACTGTGCTTATGACGGATATGCCAAGCGACTTGATGCGGGCTAAGATTTACTGCGTTTGCCCTACAAAACTTTAATTCTACAAAATGAAACTGCCCGCGTTCGTCGCAAATCATAAGGTCCGGAATACCTTGGCTTGCCCAGTTCTCAATTCTAGTTAGAATTAAGTTCCTCTTCGACCTCTTCGAAGCTGCCTTCAATTGCTGGTACAAGCCCGCTTCCATCTTCGTCTGGGGTAATATCAATTGCGCCATAGGTACGCTTCAATTCTTCCAAAGCTTTTTGGACTTCTTCTTTGCTCATACTATCTATGCTGCCGTGTCGAATTTCCGACTTGCTTACATAAATGTCGCCCTGTGCCTGACCGCGTCGATATTCTGCTTGGACCGCGGCGCTATATGCCCCGTTCTCCAAAGCAAGGTCACGGATACGCTGCAAGTCTCGTATGTGTCTTTGGTATGTGATGCCAAACTTTGCGTCCAATTCATCCCGATATCGTTTGATAGCGGCACAAACGTGCGGGCTGATATGCGGGTTAGTCATTTGGGAAGCACGAACAGGCGCTGATTTTTTTGTATACCCTGCGCGTTCCGCTGCTTCAGACATTGTGATGGTCCCGTCATTTGAAACCAATTCTTTAACAAACTTTTCTTGCATACGTGTCAGGGGAGAGTTTTCGTGAAGCCGCTTGCGGCCTCTTAATTCGTCTGGATTTTGTTTTGTCCAGCGTTTTCCGGTGGGTTTTTTCTTTGCGCGTAACACCAAACCCTTCGGAATTAGCGGCGTTTTCGACATTTGTAACACCTTTTATTTTGCTATAATTGTGTCTTAACAAACAAAAACCACTAAATCTAGTGTGGGTGTTTATGTGAGTGTATGGGAAGGTATAAAATGTAACATTTTTGAATTGAAGGTGTTACACAAAAAAGTTACAAGAAAACCTTTTTATTATATACACTTAAATATGTTTGTAACACCGTAACACCTGTAACACCCTTAAACGCAAAAATTATTTTTTTTATTTTTCTGGCTATATATATAAAAGGCGTAACAAATGTTACGCCCCTTG